TGTCTCTCGGGTTGGCGGGTGTCATCCCCATTGACCTTGCTATCGGTCAACGCTGCTTAAGAGCCAGTGAAGCGATTGATCCAGTCCGCTAGGCACAATCGTTAGATAGAACGATCGGAACTGTTATCAGGGAGTCGTTATTAAGTTGTCCATCTATTTAATAGGGAAGTAGTGGTAGTTGTCAATAGCTAAACGAGGCTTTTTTCGGCTATTTTTGGGCAATTTTGACCCGTTCCGTAAGTTAACAAGTCTCAACTAAAATCACGGAGAGAGCGTACAGATAGTAGTAGTATAGTAAAGTACCTTTGAGGACGCTGTACGGGCTGTGCATTTTGCCCTAAAATCCTCGCCTCTCTCGTGAGTAGGTGCTACTACTGCACAGATAAGCGCAGGGCGACGTTAGAGCGTGAAAGGGTGTTTATGGTCACAAATCCCTCGTGTGCGCGTGTGTCCGTTCATCTGTGAAATCCTTCACAAGTCTATTTTGTGGCATATATCGCACAATTTGGGCACTTTGCGGAAGGCTATATTTCGCCTATATCGTGAAGCTTTTCACAATCTCTCACCATCCCTCGTGATTTATTTCACAATGTCCGCTCATCTCTCGTAGAACGTTTGTTCTATGGCATACCGAACGCATGTTCTACTTACTAGACAGCACGGATGTTCTACTAAATACCGAACGCTTGTTCTAATTCCCTATCTAGAACGCTTGTTCTAAACTTGCCCGGCGTGTGTGAGGGTGGTGTGGTGGTGTGTGTGTGGTGTGGAGGGGGGTGTGCTGTTGGGGTTGATGGGTGTGTGATGGTAGGTACCCCTCTGACGGTTTGAAATTGCAAAAGTTGCCTACCCTGTTGTTGTAGAATCGCCATTGTGGAGTCCCGTTACTGTATTTTTTGGTGCTGTTACGCTGCCGTTACACTTTGAAGTGTGTAAGTTGAACTAGGATTTGGTTACCTGTAACGGGTGTAACGGTTATGTAACGGTATATGTAACGCTACTGCCGTTACACACCCCTCCCCTTAAGGGGAGAGGGGGTATGTGTAACGTCTAGGTATAAGTAGGGTGTTTTATATGTATTGTCAGTGTCATTGTCTTTGTGATCGTAAGAGTTCTACTGGTGTATTTTGTTGGGTTTGTCATTTGCGAGCGTTGCGTGAAGTGGGTTGTGGTTATTTGCGAGAGCAGTTGCGGATGGATTTGTAAATTTGTAATTGGTTATACTTTGTGGAAGCTGTTGTTGCTGGCGTATCCGGGGTGCTTTCTCTACTCGGTTTCCTCGTCAGGTTTCCATGCAGGTGTTTAGTTGGTACGGCTAGCATCTTTTAGATGGCAGCTTTTCAGGCTTCCTGTGTAGTTCCTCCAATCGCTACACGGGAAGTTTGTAATTTGGGGGGCAAAAGATTGTTGTTATCTGAGGATCGCAAGGCGTTATTGTCAGCAGCGGGCTATGAAACGTGGGTAGAGCAGGACGAGATACTTGACCACAAGGCTCGGATAAAGCTGGTAGCTGGTGGTGAGCGTGCTGGTAAGAGTTTCTTGGGGGCATTGTCGATTATCAACCGCTTGGATGAGTTTGAGAGCGGTGATATATGTTGGTTGGTAGCCAGAGATTACGAGAGAACTCGTGCTGAGTGGAATTATCTGTCGGAAATCCTGACTAAGTTGGGGTTTTTGATAAAGCAGACCAAACGCATTGACCCCGGAGAGATGTCTGTGGCGTGTGGTACTAGCGAAAAGCCCGGCGTTTTCACGATCAAGACTAAATCTGCCCAAGATCACAGAAGTCTCGCCATGGAAGCCCCAAGAATGGTAGTTGCCTGCGAAGCATCACAGATTGACTACGAAAGTTTCCTGCGATTGAGGGGCAGAATTGCAGAAAAACGTGGGTATTTGTTCCTAGAAGGGACATTTGAAATGTCTCTCGGCTGGTATCCGTCCCAATGGGAGTCTTGGCAGTTTTATAACCCCGACGATGACGCTATATCTTTCTCATTGCCCTCGTGGACCAACAATGTTGTCTACCCTAACGGCAGAGAAGACGAAGAAATCCTGTCACTAGAACGATTACACTCCGAAGACTGGTTCAATGAACGTGTTGCTGGTAAACCTGCCCCACCAAAAGGGCTTGTCCACAACATGTTCGATATATCAACCCACGTATCAGACAAAGCAGAGTACATCGAAGAAGAACCCGTCCATCTTTGGGTTGACCCCGGCTATTCTCAGGTCACAAAATCAGCATATGCGGTAGTAGCAGTGCAGATTATCGGCAGTCAAATCAGAGTTATTGACGAAATCTACGAAAGAGAAAAGATCACAGAGGAAATTATTGAGATATGCCAGATGCGCCCGTGGTGGAAGGACGTTCAACAGGGAGTAATCGACATCGCAGCGCACAATATGGGCGAATCAAGACCTGTTGATACTTGGCTTGAGAAGGCTCAACTGTATATGCAGTCAGAACGTGTCGGCATTATGGACGGTATCGAAAGATTCAACACGTTCCTGAAAGAAAACCCCTCAACAAAACAACCAAATCTTATAATCAACCACAAAGCTAGGGGCTTGATCTCCGAATTAGGGGGCTGTGCTAACCCGTTTGATGACCAGATTCATGTCTATACATGGCGCACAGACAAAGACAATAACGTAATCGGAAGGCAGCCTAGAGACGCTTTCAATCACAGCGTCAAAGCTGTAACGTATGGATTAGTTGTAAACTTTGGGTATGCGCGAGCAGCAGGCGCAACGAAGATTATTACGGTAAATAGGTGGTAACGTGGCAAAAATTGATGACCTAATCTCCCAGATAGAAGATGTTTGGGAGTCGCCCGGTTTCCGTACCAGAAGAACTCGCATGGAAAGCGATTACGGTCTGTATCGTATGAATCCATACGAAGCAGGTAACGGTTATCAAAGCTATACGTCTAACGCCCCTAAAATTCTTGCGGATAAGATCATGTCTTATCTGTCAAACGCCCAGATGTCGATACGAGTTCCGCTCAGTTCTGAGGTTGATGACCGCACCCCCGGTACACTAAAAGAAAAGTTTGTTATCGGCGCGCTGAATCTTGCTGATGAACGCATGCAAAGATACGGGCAGCCATCTATCAGAGAACAGTTAGCCTTTTATGTGACCCTGCGTGGATGGTATGCAGGGCGCGCCATGCTAAACAAACACGAAGATGGCTCTACCTACGTTGATATAACACCCTTTGACCCTCTGCATATTTGCTACGAGATGGATGACAAAGGCATTGTTTGGCTTGCACACAAAACCAAACGCTCTGCCTCGTCCGTAAAAAACACATTCAACGTAGATGTTGAGCCTCTAATTGAGGGAGAAACATCTTCAGGCGTAACTGTTTGGGATTACTACTCAAGAACAGAAAACGCTGTTCTGATTTCTGGCGACAAAGATCAAGCCAAATACGGCAAGCGTCTTACAAAACACAATGTTGTTGACATGAACGGGAACCCATGCGCTCCTGTTTTCCTTGGCGCAGTAGGTCCTGCCCCTTGGATTCAAGACGATCTGTCAGGTGATGACACCGCTAGGGATTATGGAGAATCTATTTTCTCCGCAAACCGCACCCTTTACGAAGATTACAACTTTGCAATGAGTGCCTATAAGACACTTGTTCGGCGCGCTGTAAGGCGACCATACAAGATTGTTTCCCCAGATGGAACGACAACTCTTGACACTGATCCGTGGCAGGACGGGTCAGAGGTTCCACTGCCCGCAGGAACTGACATAAAACTCATGGAAGAAGTCACCATGCCTCTTGACACAGGGGCATTTGTGGGTCTGATTTCAGGAGAGTTGCAGCGTGGTGGATTATCGAACGTAAGCTATGGTGAATTACCGTTTGCGATCTCAGGGTTTGCAGCAAAGATATTGCAGGAAGGCTCTGCTCATCAGATCGAACCCAGAGTAAAAGGCATGACTGCCTGCTATAAACAGATTGCTGAAATCGTTTCAATGCAATATGAGGCAGGTGGTTACAGTCCACTAGAGGTAAGAGGTCGCCATAACGACATTGCTAGCTACTTCAACCAAGAGATAAAGCCCGCCGACCTTGAAGGAGCAGGGGCTATTGATATCAACTTTGGTGTACGCATGCCACAGGACGAGCCTCAGCTTGTAACTATGGCGCAGATGTTACGCGAAGGCACAAAGCCACTTGCCCCAGATGAGTGGATTTGGGAGAATATCCTGCAAATCAATGACGTAGATCAATTCCGTAATTCAATTTCAGCACAACAAGCGCAAGTAACAGAACCAAAAGCTTTGTTGCTTACGTTGATTGAAGGTCTAATGCAAACAGGCGAACAAGAAAAAGCCTTGATTTATGTAGACCTTCTGCGGAAAACTTTGAAGCAAGACCAGCAAGAAGAAACTGCTCAAGACTTGCAGTTCCAGCAGCTACTAAACTCTGTTGGCATGGGTGCTTCACAAGCACCACCGGGGGCTGCGCCACAGCCTCAACCCCAAAATCCGGGTGCAACAGGAAGAAGCCCTATAGATGTATCTGGTGGGATAATATCTTCACAGATGCAGGGCTTTGAACGAACAGGTGACCCCCAACAGGCTCCGCCCGGAACACCCGGCGGGGCAGGACCAAGAGTTAATCCTCTAGGAAATATCTAATGGCAAAGTATGTAATAACTTCCAATGTCCCTTCCTACAGCAAAGCATGGGGGTTAGATGTAGGAAACAAGTTTGTTGAGGCTGATAGTGAGTCAGAGGCTCGCAGGTTAGCGATATCAATCTCTGGTATCCCGGCAGCAGCAATACAAGCCCAGCAAGTAAATGTTCCTGCAAGTTCCATCGCAGGAGGATTGCAGCCTCTTACATCTACCAAAACAGCAAGTAATGTTTCTGCGGGCTTAGGATTGACTGGTCCTGCAACTACAGAAGGTGGAGACTGGTCTAATGTCGGGGGTTCTGGCGCAGCTTACGGAACAGACACTTCTAACATAGAAGGCTTTTACCGCTCTCCTACAGCCCCTAACAATAATGCAGGTTCGTTTGCTAATTTCGTTAATGAGATGCAAGGGTATGACCCTTCCGTCATAAATTACTCAGGGCAACCAAGAACAACAGTTCGCCCCCCTGTAAACAACTTTGACCCTTCTACGCTTCAGTACAGCACTGGCGACACTTTCAATCCTTCTACGCTCTTATACAGTGGCGAATCTTTTGATCCCTCTACGCTTGATTATTGGACGGGTGAACAAGGAGTTGTCCCTCCCGTTGTTGCTCCCCCTGTAAGCAACTTTGATCCTTCCGCACTGGATTACTGGACTGGAGAAGAGGGTGTTGCTCCTCCGGTTAACAGAACACTTCCTCTTTACGATCCTGAAGGCATGTCAGGTCAAACTTTAGGTGTTGCTCCCCCCAAAAGAGACGCTGCTGAACAGGACAGCCTAGAGGCGGAAAGAATGGCGCGCCAATTACGGGATCAAGATCGAGAGCGACAAAAGCGGTTGGCACTTCTAAATGGTCCATTGCGCTCTTGGGATTCCAAGCTTCAAGACATAACCCTTTCTTACGACACAAAAGGTCAGGTCACTGTAAACCTGCCTGTTGATATGTGGAGAAATGCTGACAACACCCTCGGTTCAGGACCAGATCAAACTATAGGCAAAGAGCAAATAGAAGACGCAATACGAAGATTAGCGGAACTAGGCGGGAAAGACATCCTGAACCGTGCTGTAAAACAGATGTTGCAACAAGCGCGCAACTATTACTCCACCACGCCTAGAAGTAGTACCACTTGGGATAGAAATATCGAAGGCGGTTTGATTCCAGAAGATCAACGAAAAGCCGGGTCTGGAACATCGTTCTTGAATGACAGTGCTTGGGAAGCTACATGGGGCGGTCTTGCAGATGAAGTGATTGACCCCAAAAAGAAAAGCATAGAATCAAATATTCCATTTGGTTGGACTGGCAACGAAGCTGGCTGGAACCAACTTTCTGAATCTCAACAAAACGATGCTAAAGCTAATAACTTAAATAGCATGAAAGAAGTTGAGGATTATTACGCTGATAAAGCATTGCAGTACGATCCGTCTGGCAGAGGTGAAACAGGACTAGAAGACTTTGGTGGTCCTCCCCCTCCCCCTCCTGCTGACCCTGCTGGCGGACCTCCTTTTGATAGCCCTCAAGCTGTTTACGATTACTACTTTGGAGATTCATTTGAACCTTCGCAGCCTGCTGGTGACCCTAATCAGTTTGATTTTGCTCAAGGCGCAATGGAAGGGTTCCAAAGTGGTGGCACAGGCGGAGCCGGGGGTCTAGGCGCAGGAGCCGCTGGCGGATTGATGGCAGGGGCAGGTACTGGACTTGGCATAACAGGAGCGGGGACACCCGGTGTTCCAGCGTTTTCCAGTCAAGATTTAATCAATGACCCTCAAGGATTTTTGACAGCAGCAGGTCAGAGATTAGCTTTTAGAAATGTGTTTGGTGAACCAGCAACTGCCGTTGGTCCTTTAGCCAGTTACTTACAGCGTCAAACCTATCCGCTAACTGATGCGTACAGGGCAGGAAGTTTTGCGAATATGGCAAGGGAGCAGGCAGGCGAAGTCGCTCCCCAAACTACATTTGAAGATTTCCTTAGAACAGTACGAGATCAGCCAACAGGAGTGGGCGGTGCTTACGGTCAAGCCCTACAGAATGTAAATTACCTTAGAGGTCTTGGCAGCGGTCAGGCTCCAACAGCATTGGCTGGAGTATTCAACCCAGAACAAGCAGCAGCGACAAGAGATGCAAGGGCACTTCTTGATGCAGCCCAAAGAGGAAAATACTCCGGTCTTGTAAGCAGGTCTTTCCGTCGCCCAACTGAAGAAGACTTATTCTCTGATTATGTTCTTGCAAGGCAGGATGCTGCTACGGCAGGAACTGCACCGCAGAACTTCCTCAACTTTGCAGCATCAAGGTACGGACTCTAATGGCAATCAATCCTACATTCGCAGGCTTTCTTGAAGAAGAACCACGCGCTGCTTTCTTTGGAACGCTTGGACAGAAAGGTCTACTGGATTCTGCTGGCAGGAGAAAGCAAGCTGAGGATATTTACTCAGGGGCAATGACTGAGTTTTACGGGAAGCTTGGAGAACAAATCCTTGGTGGCGGAGAGCCAACGATGACGTTCACTGATTTCCTTCAAGACTTTCCGTTTACAAATCGGTTCGCACAACTAGGAAGGCAGTACAGCCAGCAAAGCAGGTATCGACCTTCTACTAGATTCTTGTATTACTAATGACAACTGAGTCTTTTCCACAGTTTATTAACAGGATCGAGCAAACTCCTCCGACAGATCAAAGCCGAATACCGCAACTTGTATTTGAAGCAAAACAGGGTGGTCGTAGAGCAGCAGTAGCGCGCATGCAATTACGCGCTATACCCGGTGGAACAGAGGCGTTGATTGCGTCAACTTATCAGGGACCACAGCCTGTTGCACCAAGAGATGCAACCCCGCTTGTGTCAGCACCTGCTCCACCTGCTCCTGTTCCAACTCCGCCTCCTCCGCCTCCCCCGTCTGACCCTAGCCTATTTGACAAAACGCTAGGTCGTGGCATTGGCGCGCTAGGTCGTGGTGTATTAGGCGTAGGTCGTTTTGTTCAACCTGCTACAGACCCTCTTCTTGAAAACCTTGGCAAAGGTATTGAAACAGGAGTAGGTACTGCCGTATCAACTGCTGCCGGTCTTACGCCCGGAGACTTTATGGGTCTTGAAAGTAATCTGGCTGAAGAAAGAGCCAAGCGTGGAATTGAACCAAGACTCCCAAGCTTTTTACAACTGACTCCTTTGGGGGGACTTGATGCTCTTCTAAGAGGAGATATAGCAAAAGAACTTCAAGCACAGGCAGCAGCATGGCGCGCTACAGACATGCCTTCAACTAGGCTGAATGTTCTTCCGGGTCAAGGCGTTCCCCTTCCCGGTGGCAAGCGACTGGACGAAATAGATTTCGGAGTCAAGGGCGCATTTGAGTTGCTGCCTGAACTTGCTTTAGGCATAGCAACAGGTGGCACTTCTGCTGCTGGAGGTATTGGTAGAAGGGCTGCTACAAGCGCAGCAAACGTCCTTGGGGCAGATATAGCAATGGGTGCTGGAAGGGCAGCCACAAAAGGAGTAAAAGCTGTAATGCCTTCAAGGTCTGCTGCAAAGCAGGCTGACGCTGCTCCTAGGGGGGTTGTTGACCTTAACGAAAAACTAGCTTTGGATTCTGCTACTCCTAAACTCTTTGAGCAAGATCAGCTAAATATGCACTCACCACAAGGGCGAATATACACAGGTGAGGAAGTTCCAAGGTACTGGTATCACCGACCTCCGGCTCGCGTTCCGGTATCAGCGAGTGACCGTACTTCTTTGAAGATCAATTCGCGTCCAAAAGACGGGGGGCTAAATGCTTACATCTTAAAAGAACAGGAAGCTAAAGCAATTTTTGGTGATGTGAACGTAAAGGGTATCTGGTTATCTCCGACTAAAGACTATGGGGAAAGTTCTGTTCTTGTTGATCTTACTAAATTAGATAATAGCAATATGCTTATAGAGACATCAGGTCTTGTGCATCGGGGGGACATTCCGAAAGCAGCTGTTGTTGACCCCCCAACCACTCCAGCTACAGGCACTGCTGCTGCTAGGGGGGTTGGGGATGCGCCGTTACAAATAAACCTGAGTCGTGGTTTTGCTGGTAATGCAGAAAGCCTTGCCGACGATATTAAAGCTTTGGGTGAGCCGAATCCCCTAAATCCTAACGAGGTTGTAATTGACGGTGTTGCGGTAGGTCCAATCAGCGTCTTTGATGGTAATTTACGCTTAAACTCGCTGCGATCTCTTGAACCGGGGACGGGTGCTGGGACTCGTGTATTAGAACGTATCACCGAACTGGCTGATGAAGCAGGGGTTACGATTGAAGGGGCTGCTGTTCCAACAAGAGGAGCTGGTGGAGTAACGGTTCCAGAGGCTCGCTTACGTGCGTTTTACGAACGTCATGGGTTTGTTTTCGACGACCCGAACGACCCTCAAAAGATGGTTCGTACCCCTACAAGTGAAGCCCCCACGACTCCGGTTAGGCAGGCTGACGTTGTTGCTGATGTTGAACCCCAACAACTAAGTTTTGATTTTATTGATGATCCTGACATCAGCCCTACCACTGGCAAGGTTTCTGCTGCGGACGAAGCGTTTGAAGTAAACCAAACAAAGGTAGTAGAACTTCCTGAAGGTTACTCACCCGGACTTATTGAAGACCTTGTTCCGAAAATAATTTCTCCTAATGTTGTTAGAAGGTCAATTGAAAAAACTAAGAAACTTCTCAAGGCAATCCCCGGTGTAGGCGGAGCGCAACTTCGTCCTAGTACCTTGCCGGGAATGGCTGTAAGCGCAGTAATAAAAGCTGCTCCTGCGAGAATAGGCAGTGCGTCAAATCGGCTAGCCCAAGATGTGCGGGGTCAACTTACTAAAAGAGATGCCGATGGCAACAGGGTCTTTGAGTTTAGTAACGATGACATGAGGATTGAAAACATTGCCGACAAGGTTGCTGGAGACAACCCTCGGACTGGCAAATTATTAGACCCTAACCCAACTGTCGCTGACCTTGCTCAAGATTACGGAGCATACAAACCTTTCCTAACTCCTGACCAAATAGAAGTTATGGACAGCTTGCGTGTAAGAGCAGAAGGGCTAGCTGCTGATCTGGAGCAATTTGGTTTTGAGGTTGAATACAAAGCACAACTTGGCGATGGCGGATTCTTTATTTCTCGTGGTCCAACAAAACAAGAGGTTGAAGCTAGAGTACAAGGGACAAAAAGAGCAGCAAAAGAGTCTTATGAAAAAGTAAGAGCAACCGACGTAAATGGCATTCCATTTACTCAATCAGAACTGATTGCAAACGGAAGTGAGTATCTACCTGTATGGGATGAGTTTGGTCAATGGTCAACAGAAATTTACGAAGCTATTCTTGATAAGCAGATAGGTAAGTTTGTTAGGGAATATGTAGACCCGGTAACTGGTGAAAGAATTGCCCTGACCACAGGTGAGTTAGCAGGCGATCTTTCAATTGACGCACAAAGACTTCGTGCAGAAATAGCTGCTGCTAGAAGAACGCTGGCAAGGCAAGAAGTAAGGCTTTCAGAAAAACAGAAACAATATGTTCGAGACTTTGGAAAGTTTGAAACTTATACGGACAAGTTGTCTGAGTTAAGAACTAAATTAGCAGCAGCTATTACTGATAAAGAATTACAAAATCTTATTTCAAAAGAATATAAAGCTAAACAGAGACTCCTAATCAACGCCGAAAAAGTTCTAGGCACAAGACAGGCTAGGTCGAAGATTGCAGAAATGCGCTCTGGTGATTTACAGGAGCAATTAAATAATATTGAAAACTTTGAAAAGTATGAGAACGAATTACTTGCAAATGCAGCGCAACGCTTGGAAGCGCAGCAACTTGGTGGGTCATCACAGGATGTGATAAATCGCTCGCAACGACAAGTAAATGATTTACAGGCTTCTGCAAATCGAGCAAGGGTTTTGCGAGAAAGAGCAGAGGGAATCTTAGACACTGCGCGTAAACGAGAAGAAGCTGCGGACATCGCAGAAGGCGCAGCGGAAGTTGATGTAAGACTTACAAGAAGAGATTTAGAAGAAGCAGAAATACCAGTAGACGCAGATGCTGATTTTAAGAAAGCGCAACTAGAACTTAGACAATTTAGTAAAGAAGTAACTGATCGTAAAAAAACAATGACAGGTTCTGGCAAAAGACTTGAAACTGAAAAAGAGAAGGTTGCTAAATCCCAGCTTAAAATAATAAATCTTCAGAAAAAATTAGATGAGTTAAAGCCAAAAATTGACGAAGCTGTAAGAAAAGCATCAGAAGGAAAAGACCGCTCGAACCTGCAATACAGAAGTCTCAACGGTAATGTTTGGATGAACGCAGATGATTTGGAAACAATCAGGCGTTCACAAGAAGGAATGGAAGCCACGCGTGGCAGGGCTGCAAAAGTTATTGGTCCTCTTAGCACCTACCAAAGTATAAGGCGAGCAGTAGGTGCAACATTAGATGACTCTGGTATCAGTATTCAGGGTAAGTTGAGACAGTTTTCTAACCCTAAGCAATATTATCGTGCTTGGAAAGATCATCTTCAGTCCTTGATCGGTAAGCCCGGACGCAAAGGCAATCGGCTACAGCGTGAGGCAATGTCAGACAACCTGAGAAAGTTTGATGAACAGTCTCAATCTTGGGGCGCGCCAAGTTCTCACGAAATAATTGACCGCATGGGTATACGTTTTGGTGGAGTAGATACAGAAGTAACTCTCCGACCAGAAGGCATTACTGGAACAATAGGCAGGCTTCCTCTAATTCGCAGGGCTAACGAAGCCTTCGGTGCTTTTGGTGACATGCTAAGACTCCGTGATGCTCGTAAAGAAATCTTGGAATACATGAGGCTGTCTGGAAAAACATTTGACGAACTTGTTGCAGATGGAACGGCGCGCAAAATTGGTAACGGCGTAAACGGTATTACTGGCTGGACACCAAACGGAGTAGCAGGCGTATATGGCGACATGCTTTTATTTGCGCCAAGGTTCTTTAGGGCAAGAATTGAAACACTGCATCGTGCAATAAAAGGCATGGACGCTGACTTTATGATAGATGCCCTTCCGTTTGACAGGCAGATTAGGCGGAACCTAAACATCAACCATGGCATTAGGAACAGTATTGAAGCAGACCAGTTGATTGCACGTAGGGCTGTAATGAAGTTGGTATCAACAGGTACGCTTATTACGGTTGCAGCCAACGAAGTATTGGGTCAGGAAACAGATTTCCAGCTAATGAGAAACGGCAGGATGAACCCAAACTTTATGTCCGTCAGGTTGACAAAGCTTGGTGCGCCTAGAGACTGGAATATCTTTGGTCCTTACAAATCACTGGCTGCGCTTGTCTTAGCATCAGGTGGTGCTGCTTGGGAGAAAGACCTTCAGAAAGCATTAGATGCGTGGCTCAATTTGTCCTCTCCAATTGTCGGAGATATTTTTGAGTTCCTGAATTTCCGAGCGTATGGCGAGTCTAGGTTTGGCGAAACCCTTCCTGAGTACATAGCGGAGAGTCACATTCCATTTGCGCTTCAGGAAGTGCCAAACATTATCAAGGAAACTTCAATAGGTAATCCGAAAGACGCTTTTGGTGGCGCGCTTTCAATAGGTCTTGAATTTGTCGGTGAGCAAAGCAGTGCGCTTTCCCGGTCAGATATTTTGCAAGATTATGTTGGTGATTTGTTTAGGTCAGGAATGGTTTCTGCTGACAACTATGATGACCTTGAGCCTTACGAAAAGAACGATGTAAAAGATTCGCTTGTTGCAGAACTAGAAAAGTTTGATGTCGATACTGCTGCTACTGGTAAACCTTTCAAGCGGTTCTTTGCGACAGTTGACATTATCAATCGCAGAAGAGATTCGCTTCTTCAGGAAGCAATGGTGTTCTTCTACGCAGGGCGACGTAGTGATGGCAGTGAATACACTAAACGAGATTTTATAGATGACTACTTCGACATCATTGACGATGCACGAGAACGTAAAGAGCAGGTAGAAGAAACTCTTGGCATCGAGTTCAAAGATAAAGTTATCGCTGATGACGACCTTGAAGCGCAAGCACTTGAAGCTTGGTACAACGCTACATCTGAATCGCTAACAGCAGCAGGTAGCTACTTGCCTGACAGGGTAAAGCTGTTGCGTGACAAAGTTCTAAGAGATTTCCCTGAGCAGGCTGACTACATTCTTCGGAATACAAACGACACCCCTTTGCCTGAAGGATTTTTAGAAGCACTAGAGCGAGCAGGGTTGAAATCTACAGTTGACAGGATTAGAGAGTCTGATGCTGCTCGACAAGCAAGAGGCGCGCCACCAAGGGCTTCAGTTCCTTCTGAGACATTGGTTCCAGCAGAGCAGCCAACAGGTACACCGCAGCCAGTTGGACAGCCAACAGTTGAGCAGCCAGCCGAAGAAGATGTGCCTGAATCAGTCTTACGAACAAGACAACTACTTGCTCCCTAATAAATCTGTGGCGTATTATTTGAAAACCTAAACAAGAAAGTGTGCCATCTAACGGTGTCATATTTTGGAGAGAAAACATGGTTACTGAGACAAACGATCAAGGAACAGAATCTACGGTAGAAGTTACCGAAATTCCGCTGAAAATTGACGAAAGCGTAGAGGCTCCTGCCCCGGCAGAAACGCCTGCTCCAGACCCCGTTGATGATTTAGCGAAACCGGATGACTCATCTATTGAGGTTCCTCCTGCTCCTGAGCCTCAAGCCAACACTGAAACAGAACTAGAATCTACATCTGCGCCTAATCCAGAGTTTCGCAAGTACCAATCTGCTACCGATAAACGAATAGCAGAAATGGAAACGCAACTAGAAAATGAAAGAGCAGCGCGCCAGAGAGCCGAACAACTTCAGAACTCTTCTACCTTAGAAGCTGAGGTGAATGAGTATGGTCGGCAACTAACCCAGAGATTTTTAGATCAAGGGTTGGATGAGCAAACTTCTATACAGATGGCTCAACAGCAGACTGCTCTTGCAAAAGAAGCGTACCTTGCAAAACAGCGGGCGGATCAGGTTCTTAATAACTCCAAGCAAATGCAGAGCGAGTTGAACACTCGTACTCAGCTTGCTAAAGCGTATGAGTTATCAACTCAATATGGTGTTTCATATGCTGAGTTACAAGACCTGCCTGACCCTGCAACTATGGAAAAGCATGCAAAAGCTTTGGCAACAATTAAAAAGTTGGAAGGCAGGGTGCAACAAGTTACTCCTGCTCAAAGCTTGAACAATGCAAACCCGGCAGCAGATGTGGCTCCTACTAATTCTGAAGACGTTTTAGATAGATATAACGCAGGTGACCCTGCGATAACTACAGAGATGGCAAAGATGGCTTCTAAGAAGTTAGGCTTTTCTATCTTTGATTGAGGTAAATAAAGATGGCTAGCGTACAAACAAGTACAACTGGCAATCTCCAAAATATGTCTCGTATCATGCTTGCACAGGCACGATACACAGAAGAGCATAACGCCCCCTTGGTTGACCTTGTTGAAAAGTTCAACCTAGGTAAAGGCGAGTACAAGCTGGAGATTCCAAAAGTTGCCCAGATGGATGCCGAAGACCTTGTAGAAGGTCAGGACATGATCGACAGTGAGGACATTGATGTCTCAACTGTTACGGCAACAACTGCTGAAGTTGGATTGAAAGTAATTATTACTGACACTCTTCTTCGCCAGAACAACGAAGACGTTTACAAAATCATTGGTCGCCAGATGGGTGACGCTATGGCTCGCAAGAAGGACACAGACATCATTGCTCTGTTCCCTTCTTTGAATGGCGGAACTGCTTTTGGTGCTGATGATAAAAACCTAAACTTGGCAAATGCTTCTGCAATTATTGCAAATGCAAAGTCAGGTAAGTTTGGAAGTGACCTCTTTGTAGTTCACCACCCTAATGCAATCTGGAACCTTGCAACTGACATTGGAAACACTCTGGCAACTTACCCGCTGCCTGATGCTTTCAACAAGCCAGCAGTAAAAGACTATTACTCTGGGGTCAAGCTTTCAGGTGTTCCGTTCTTTGAGGATGGAAACATTGCCAAGATCGGCACAACCGATTCAGGCTACGGTGTTATCGCTGATAAGACCGCAATGGGTCACTTGTCCGCAAGTGGTCGTTCAGAAGAGCGTGAGCGAGATGCTTCGCTTCGTGCTTTTGAAGTTGTCGTGACTGAAGACTATGCAGTCTTTGAAGTTGACGACACCCGTGGTGCTGCTACCCGATACGAAATCGGTGACCCAGTTACTAACAACAGCTAAATAAATAGAGGGGGGCTTTTGATAATGGTTTCTAGGCAAAGTAGGATTGAAATGTCCGTAGGTGGGGTAAAGAAAATCTCACTATGGAAGATGGCAGTAATTGAAGGAGAGGAAGTTTGGGAGGAACATCCTAATCTTCCAAAAACTTTTCTTCAGACCTACTTGAAAAGAGGCTTTGTTGAAAGCCCCCCTAAGCCTGAGCCAAAAGTGGAAGAAGTCGTAGAAGAAGTAAAAGAAAAACCTTCTACTTTTTCTGAAGCTGTGGCATCAGGTACACTAGGCACAGATGCTCCTTCTTTGAGAGTAAAGAAAAAAGCGGAGCAGTCTAAAAAGGTGTAACGATAGACCGAGCCTTTTAACATCGGACTATCGCAGGATTTACAAAGCCTGTAAAAACAATGAGGTAAATAGTTATGGCATTTCCTACCGTCGTTCAGGGTTCGCCCGGATACGACAAGACCGCCACTACAAGCCAGAAGCATCGTCTTGGAACAAAGATGACGTTTTCTGACGGGCGAGTTTTTTACTACTCTTACGCAGCGGAAGCAATCACTGCTGGCAAGCTGACGATGGGGTCGCAGACAGCTTCTGACCACATCAAAGACCTTGCTGTCGCTGAGGCTGCTGCTGCTGGAGCAAACCAGATCAAGCTAACCAACGGTGGCTCTACTGCTATCACAGGCAGTGGTAAGTACACAGGTAACTTTGGTACTCGTGGTGACTATGTAGATGGCTACGTTTTTATCAACGACGTAACTGGTGAAGGTCAGATTTTCCAAATCGCAGACCACAGTTCGGCAGCTACTGGTGCAACATTGACCATTGATCTGTACGACAATGACACTGTTCAGACTGCGCTAACCACTTCTTCACAGGCAGGTATTCACAAGCCTGTTGGACATTCTGTAGAAGTTTGGGACGCAGATGACATTGATGGTCCAGCCTTGGGAGTACCAACCCACGACATCGCTTCAGGTGAATACTTCTGGAACCAGACCGCAGGACCAGCAGCTGTACTAGCTGGTGGAACTCTTGTTCTTGGTAACGAAGCTTTTAGTTCTTCTGACGGTGCTGTAGGTCCATCTGCTTCTGACAACTCAGCAGAGTGCAGAGTAGGAACGGTTCTCGCTGTTGGCGCGAACACTGAATACTCTTTGGTTGACCTTCAGATCAGGGCATAAATTTAGAGGGGGCTAGCTTGGCGAAGCAGCAAATATGGTTACCTGTATCCGCAGGTAGAAAAGCAGGGCATCGTCAAGTTAGCCTCTCTAAAGAAGTTGAACGTGTAATCGGGCAACCATACGAAGAAACCTTTGATGTTGGGAGTGGTAAGAGTGTTTACATTCCCGGAGCGTCAAGGCTTGAAGGGCACCAGTTAGAGGAACTCCTTCACAAAGAGCGAGAAGTTGCTGACCAAGAAGCAAAAGCTTTTGCAAAGCAACAGGCAACCCATTCGGTTAGCAAGGAAAAACTAGACGATCTAAAGGGTGGTCTAAAGTCCATAGCTGACTGGAGAAGAAAGCGTAGATCAAACAAGTAGGTAAGTCGTGGCTGCATTTCAAAGCAGAACTAGAGAAGAAATTAGACGTTCTATTGCTGCAAATTTAGATCAGGCTCCAGCAAGTTCTGCGTCAGGTAATGGCAGCACCACAACCCTTCTTGATACAAGTTACATAGGCGGTGATGACGAGTTCAACGGAGGTTGGCTTGTCTTTACATCTGGAACCAATGACGGTCTTATCCGTCGAGTAACTGACTACGCTAGCAGCACAGGCACATTTACTTTCAAGCCTGCTGTTACAGCTTCCACTGCCACTAACGACACCTATGAATACTGGCGCGCTGAGTACCCGCCTGACCGAATCCATGAGTTTATCAATCAGTCGATAACTCAGAGGACACCTCGTGGTCTTGTTATCAACGAAGACATCTCTAACCACGGGCATATAAAAGATAGTCGTTACGACATTCCTTCAGCGATGGTAGCGGTAACACAGGTAGATTACCGTCATCATTTTTCTGGAGAACAGATTCAAGACGCTAACCTTGTTTGGACAGAGCAAGTTGATAGCGATGTAACGATGACCAAAGACACGCAAGACTTCAAAGCAAACAATGCGTCTTCTCGTCTTTACATAACCAGTTCTGTTTCTTCTGGAGATATCTTAGCGTCACACGCTATCGGCTCAAAAGACCTTAGAAGGTACGACGCTGTTGAGTTTTGGATTAAATCCTCTACTGCTACATCAGCAGGCAATATAACTCTGTGTCTAAGTAGTGCTGCGAATCTTGGGACAATCAAGGAAACTCTTTCGGTTCCTGCTTTGTCTGCAAGAACGTGGACTTACTGCCGTGTTTCGCTAGCAAATCCTGAAGATGACAACGCAATCATTTCTGTTGGACTCAAGTATGAAACTACTGGTGCTAGGTACGTTTGGATTAACGACATCAAAGCTGTTGAAACAGAATCTGCTGTGTATAACAGGCTGTGGTCTGGAACTTACCGGGTAGATAGGGAAGCAAGAAAAGTATTTTTGTCGGAGTCTGCAAGAAAAGAAGTAGGCTACAGCCTAGTACGTCTTATCGGGTACAACCTTCCTTCATTGCTAAGTAGTGATTCTGCTACCTGTGAAATAGACCCTGATTTAGTAGTTGCTCGCGCCACAAGCAAAGCATTGTTTAGCCTTGCCAGAGGGCGCACAACAGACCCCGATGACAATGACCGAAGGGCTGCGTATTTTGAAGGGATAGCTGCTCAAGCAGAGAGGTCACTTCCTGCGATTAGACCCGGCACAAAGATGGTGGACTAATGGCATCTGTTGTTGGCAAGAACGAAATACTTCTTAACAGTGAGCGATATCGAATCTCAGGACCAGTCCGCAAGACTCTTGTAAGTATTGCTGCTCCAAGATTTACTATCGGTGACACCCAGCGTGGTGCTGACCC